CACCTCATGTTAGGAAATGATGTTAGGAAAGCGTTAGGAAAGAGTAAGCACTAACCGTGCAGGCCTTTAAATATGGGGTGACCGATGGGGCTCGAACCCACGACAACCGGAGTCACAGTCCGGTATTCCCCCCTTACATTTCAAGACCTTAACTCTTTTTTTCCTAACATGAGCGCTTTTTTAGGCGCTTAAAAATCAACTAGTTACACAAGTTGACCAACCCATGTTAGGAAAAAAGAGGAATGGAGAATGCACCCGGAAGAGCGCAGCAAATCATCACGAAAACCCGCAAAAGTCCCACAAAAGAGATTGCGCTATAAGCGCCACGATACACCCGGTACCCACAAGGCTTTCTTGGTGCTGGCGATCATAGCCGCAATTATAATGCTATGGCTAAATCTGAATGTTGCCCAGGCGCAACAGTGGCCGGCAGAGCCAACGGTCTCATATGACCGCACCAATGAGCCTGTGGACGCGACTCAAGCGATTGAATACGCGCTGTGGTCGATCCGTGAGCGTACTGGCAGATCGGGCTCTATAGTCCCGTTGGGCGGCGACATCCCTATCACTTGGGTTAGTGCCGCGCAGATGCTTAACCAAACTCAATGCTCATGTAACGGGTGGGCTTGGTGGAGTTGGGATCAAAACAGCAACATGACAAGTGCCAGCATTCTGCTAAATATCGACACTTTGGCCGAAGGTGGGAAGAAGCTGGTGCGAACCGTGCTGCACGAACTCGGGCATGCCCTCGGTGGAGATATTCACCACAACGAAGCAGGAGCCGTTTTAAGCGCATCTGGAAGATACCCTTACGATTACGCGCTAACAACCACGGACGCGCTAAAACTGCCCTATGCGTCCCGCTCGCTGTGCTTTGCAGAGCTAACTTTGCAGAATGACATCTACATTCCCGATATTCAGGGCATGAAGGCCATGCTACGCTACCAAGGCGATGGCGTTTGGGCGCTGGTATCGCTAGCCGAAAATGAATCGACGCAGGGCTGCACGCAGGCAAGCGTCAATGAGGCGATGGAAATAGAGCTCACCGATCTGCGAGGCTATTCAGGCCAGTACAGCTATGTTCGATTAGAACCAATTGGGAACGATACGTGGGCGCTAGGGATGGCCATAGAACACTAATTTCTATACCTTCTCAAACTCGATAAAATGAGCATTGATCTGGAAGCCTTTGATGGTTTGTCCTGATCCAACAGCAATGACCAGCAAATACATGGCCTCGCCTGCCTCCACCAATGCCTCCGTTTCGGGGGCCGAAAATCCAGATTCGCGCTCTATTCCAACAGTCATGCCGCCAGTGGTAGACGTTGAGCACACCGTAGTAGCGGTATTATCGACTCGCAGAGTTGAGTAGTTGGTGGCATCTGCTGACAGGGTTTGCGAGCTGTAGGTAATATCACCGAAGTACGCACTTTTCCTAGTATCTTGGTATAGCTGGAATACCTTGTTCTGCCCAGTAGATACGGTCACATCTCCGCACGACACCTTTCTGCTCGGTAGAAGTTTTCCGGCAGTGTTTGAGGTTACAACGATAGGCGATGTGTATTGCGTAATCTGGTTGTTTCTCCACTCAAAGCTAGCCGCGCCAGTATTGGCGCTAAGTCTAAGAGCAGCGCCTGTTACCGTAGTGTCAACGGTTCGAAGGAATCGACTATTAGTAACCGAAATCTGCGATTCATCAAGTACCGTTGAAATATCAAGAGCATCTAGCGGGTAGTTCTCGATGTGGATATTGTCCATAACGCAGTATTTTGGAACTGACACCCTGATTGCATCTGTGGAGGTTTGCAGGTCTACTAGCTTGACGTTCTGCAGGGTGCAAGATAGTTCAGAGTTTGTAAAAGAGTCCTTGAGCAAGTAAATTACCGCCGCTCCAGACGAGGTATCTCCATAGGGAGAATTGTGGTCAATATCGAGCAGCTTTAGATTCTTCACGCTCCTGCCCTGGATCGTGCCCGATTCGTTCATCTTGATATTTTGCAGAGTAATATTCTGGCACACGTACCCGGCGTCAGTGTTAAAGTCACTGCCCACAAAAATGACACTGCCTCCTTGCCCGCAATTATCAATTGAGACACCTGAAACCGTGACGTTTTTTGATACCGTGTAGTTTGCAACAGGATCGTTTGCCACATACTCCGCAAAGGTTTCAGGGGTAGTAGACTTAAAGTTGATATAGATCACATTGGCAGAATCTTTGGCATTTATGCCGCTAAACACAGAATTTTGCACTGAGTTCATATCCCAACACTGGCCGCCGTTGATAAACGAGACGTTGGTAGCGCAGCACTCTCTTACGACACGATCAAAATCAATGGCTTCGCTGAAATTGTCGAAATGAAGATTCGAGATATTCACTCTGTCAACATAGGAAAAGTTCATGCCCTGCGTAGTGTTCTTCCATCGGCAATCTGCGATTACAACATCACTGCAGTTTTGCAGTGTTATCGTTGCACCAGCCCTGCTACCGCTAGAGGTGAAGAAGCAATCCTTGACCTTTATTCCGGCCACACCAGTAAGACTAATTGAACGCTTATTAATGGAGCTATCGCTTGTTGGGTCGAAATCAAAAGTGAGTCCGAAAAACGCGATGTTCTCAAGCGTCCCAGCGGTCATGTTTTTACTAGTTGAGAATGCGTAGTTGACCGAACTTGCCACCACATAGCCTACAAAATATATCGTGGCACCGTAGCCTTTTATCGTAATATTGCTGCGATCGATATCGATGGCGCGATGCACCGCCGTTCCAGCCGAATTGCCATAGGTATAGGGAGATGATGCCAGTGCCACAAGTTTGTATGTAGCAGGGGGGAACAGCAAGCACCCGCCTTCCGGGGTGGCATCTACCGCCGCCTGCACTGCAGTTGTATCGTCGGTGCTTCCGTCGCCTTTCGCACCGAACCATAAAACATTCAATTCACCGACAAAATCCCTTAGCCATGCGGCAGAGCCATCACCGCCAGTAGGCACAATAATGGTGCCACCGTTGTCGGTATAAGTTGATGCGGCCGCGCCCGATACCCACCGAAAATGCCCACTACCGCCATCACCGCGATCGGTGTGGGATTGCAGATAAGCATAGTTGTACCCGGTGCGCCCCTCGATGCCGCGAAGCGCCGCGATATTGGCGACCTCTTCAACAAAATCACCGGACTCGAACAGGTACACCCACGCATAATCAAGGCTTGCTGTCAGCGGGGCCGCATCATCAACACTCACTGTCACAGTGGTATTAGGGCTGCTATAGCTACACGCGGTAATAGATCCGTAGAGAGTGGTTGTATCCTCCATCTTCACCCGTCGGCCGACTTTGTAGATTGAAGTGGCATTCCCGGCGAGCGTGAAACTGGTAGTGCTGGCGAAGGTTGCTGTTCTCTTGTTATTCCATACTTGAGCAAGCTCATTGCCAGATGTAACAGGGCTTTCGGACCAGATCAGATTATCATCAGCATCGGTGACCACAATTGCATACACGCCATCAAGGTAGACGTCGGCATAACCGGATGAGTTTGTCACTACTGGATTCGTGTTTGCCGCACCATTCTCCCCATTAAAGGTTTCCTTGCGCGTGACACCATCGATCTCGTAGGTATTGATCTTGGCGCCTACAACGGGGTCTCCGTTGCTATCGAACACGTAAAATTTTGGACCGGCAATAGATACAGGCATCAGATTATCTCCAATAAAAAACCCGCACTAGGCGGGTTCGGTGTGGATCACAAAGGATTGATTATTTCGGCATTTTTTCTTCGATCTCGCGCAGCGTTTTTTCCGCTAGCTGGTACACCTGGGCAAGCGTGTCATTCTTGGCTTTGTACCAGGCTTCTATGCGCTGCTCTTTGATTTCTACGGGCAGTGTTGGGTCGTATTTGATATCGGCCAGCACCATGTCCTGATCTTGGAATGCGCGATCGATCTGATTGAAAGCACCGTCCAAGGCAATAAGGGCCGTATTGACCTCATTGCCGGTAATGCTGGCCAAAGCCTTGCCATCGCGTATGGCCTCCGACTGCGCCGCGGCGAATGCGCCCCGCATGCCAGCCGCCTTGTTTTTGAGGTTGTAGTACCCCTCAGTCCATTTCGTTCTATAAGGCACCTTCTGCCCTGCAAACTGATAGGTGAGGTAGTCAATAGGATTGCCGCGCGCAAAGGGTCTTTCGCCCCACTGCTCTTTGTTCCAAAGCACATTTTCAGAGGCATCAGAGATTAGTGCTTCCACATAACGTAGATAGCCTTTGGTGTAGTGCTCTGCAAGCAAGGGTGATACCCCTAGCGCCTTGCCGATGTTGCGGTACAAAATCGGAGTGCGATCGGTGTACTGGTACTCTGCCGGCCGATTCATCATGTACTCAGGAATTACCGGGGCACCTGTGAAGGTCTCGTTAATCTGCGCTTCGACAATGGGCTGCAGTATGCCGGGGTAGTCGCCAATTCCCATGGAATTGACCATTGTCCACGCAAGGTTTTCAGCCGCGGCCTTCCCGTCTTTGTCTTTGATATAGTCAAGCGCGGTCTCTGGAATAGAGGCAAAGATATGGCCTATATCATAGGGGCGCGGGATCTTAATTGGAGCGCCGCCCTCGGGTGGGAATATCCACCAAAAACGAGATTTTTGGTCAGCGGTCAAAGCCTTGTACCGATCATCGTCCTGATTTATCAACCAGAGTATGCCGGTCATGGTCGTGATCATCGAGCCGGTCAAAAGGAACTTTACCTTGGCATCGTGCAGTTTCACCAAATTGGCGCCGGTCATCTTGCCTTTGATCTCGAATATCTCGCGCGCGGTCTTATCAAGCCCCTGAATACCTGCATTCATGAAGGGCACCATGCGCAGATACTTTGCCCATGCCTCTGATCCTGGCATCTTGGCAAAGTCAGTGGCGACCTCGCGGGCCTCCCACGCGGCCTCTAAGGCGTTCTTCCCGGCCTTCCTGCCCTTGCGGTAGTCTCCTAGCCTAGAACCGTACTCAAAGGTGCTGGCGAAGCGGTCATAGCCAGCGAATGCCTTGGCTGCATAATCCCAGCCGGAACTAGCCGGCAAGTCTATGCGTGATCTGCTTCTGCCCTCCACTGTGCGCGCTTCAATGCGTGTGCCATAGCCGCCACCATTGAGCATGAATTCCTTGTACAGATCGGAGGTAAAAATCATCTCGGCCATACCGCGCAGCGTGTCGAATACCGGGATGAACTTGTTTTTCGAGATCACCGCCGCGCTCACCGTGTCACGCACCGCGTTTGGACCCAAGAACTGCAGCATCGAAGTGATAGTGCGAGTTTGCAGATTTTTTACATGGAACAAGGCATTGAGCAGTGCCCCGGATTTAAACCCGCGCATCCCGGTAAGGGCTTCTACCAATAGGGGGCTGCGCACCTCGAAGTATGTTGTCTTCCCGTCTATGTTCACCGCCTCAACATGGGTTTCCAGAGTGCGGGGCATAGTCTGCGTCCAGAAAGTCATCAAGCCGGGGTTGTCGATCAGGACATTGGCGATGTCGTTCACGTCAGTGATTTGCCCATCAAGATTCTCGGCATTGGCCACAATCATGCCGTTACTGCTGATCGTCATGCCAAGGTTTGCCATCGCCTGTGCAATGGCCATGGCTTGTTGCTGCAGATGCACCTTGACTTGCTTGCTATCGGGCGGGATCTTGACCGCGAACAAGGAACCCTCTTGGCTTCGGGCGATATCCTTGAACAGCGTTTGACGGGCGCGGGCGATAGTGGCCGCCCGGATATTGGAGTAAAGCCCTTCGATGATGTTGTCGGCGATCTCGCGGGTGTTCATGGTGCCACCGGTCAAGCGCTTTCCAATGGTGGCCCCTTCCCCTTTGCCATCCTCGATGCTCTCGATCACCCGGTGGAACGGCACGTAGTTCTTGTTGGCATCGGCAAAGGCTTTGCGCTGGTCCTCGCTTAATAGGCCCATCTGCACGTAGAAGTCCAGCATGCGCTTGTTGAATGCCTGGTATTCGCGGAATACCTCGCGGAATTCGCTGTATTGCTCGCCCAATTCAAGCCCAGCGGCGATCTCGTCTCGAGTGAACAGGTTCTCGCGGCCCTGCTGTAGAAGTTCATGCGCGCGGCGCGCCTTGAAGTATTCCATCAGCAAATCGAAGCGCTCATAGCCATGTTTTGCCGCTGGCCAAAAGATATCCTTCAAGCCCTTGCCGCTGAACTTGAAATCACCCTCTTCTGTGAGCTCTGGTGTGCCATAGCGCACGACTGCCTCGTGCATGGCCTCTGCGCCGTTGACCATCTGGAATTGCTTGTAGGCGCTCCTATTGGCATCTGCGATGTCACCGCGAATGGTGCGCTCGATCACCTTAATACCGTGGATTTTGTCTATGGCATTTTGGCGATAGCGCTCGGCCGGGGCCGATTGGATGTATTGGGCAAGTGACTGCGCCGGGGTGAGCTCTTTGCCGGACTTGGCACGAAAGGACGCGCGCGGGCCTTGCAGATACCACTTGTGCATCTCTTCCTGCAGCTCTGTCATCTTGCGCGCAAAGGCTGGGCTCCTGTTAAGTGTCTCCTCAAACGCTTTGGTGAATTCAGGCGCTGTCTCGATCACCTTGTTGTACTGCGTAAGCCACAGGCGCACAAACTCGGCAAAGCCTTCGCTCTTGACCAGCCTTGGATCGCTGGTGTAGGAAAACTGCTCTACCTGCTTTTTGAACTGAGGTTGATTGCGCAGGCGCGTGAACACCTTGGCAAAGGTATGGTGAAAATCCAGATAGTGCGCCATCTCGTGCGCCATGGTCTCGACATCATCATAGCTTTTGGTGCGCACTTCGCTATTATTGCGGCGATAGAAACCTAGTTTAGACTTGCCTTTGATCTTGCTCTGGTACAGGCGAGGCCCAATGATGTCCTCGAGCATTACACGGATGCCCTCACGGCGCGTAGGCTTGTTCTCTGGCTTGAGCTTTACCGTGCGCTGCCCGAGCTGGAAACTCTCCTCACGCGCTCTCTCAGGAGCTGTAATCTGGCGATACATTGGCTGCCACCCAGGCATAGGCATATCCATTGAGGAGTTGTCGACGCCTTTGCTGGCAAAAGTGTCTGTTGTGAGCTCTGCCATAGTGGCTGCTGCCGCTTCGCTCTTCGCACTTGGCGACTGCGTTACAGCTTGCGCGCCAGCCGTTTTCATCGCGGCATAGGCTATTTCGGTATCGCTAAAGCCAGCCTGCTGCATCTGTTGGTAGACTGCTGGCGTAACAGTCACCACAGACAGCGGTGTGCCGCTCATACGCGCAGCTTCGGCCCTGCCTTGGCCATCTATCACCTGTGGGCCTGATTCGCCTGTCACGGCCACCACAGGGGCATTGCTAGTGGTATCAGGGGCAACACCTTCGAAGGCTGGGATGCTCGACGGATCTACTTGACTCGTGGTAACCGTTGCAGGCGCATCCATTGAAACCGATTCTGATACGACTTCTCTGGTGGCGTTCTCTGGCGACATCGAGCGCACCGCTTCTTGCTCGACGTTCACAGCCTGTGCCGCATCCATCTCGGCATTGATCTCGGCGGCCACGCGCTCCATGACCATTTCTGCCACAGACTTTGGCTTTACCACTTCGTTGACAGTAGAGGCGGCCGCACCGGCGCCCGCACCGTATACGCCACCGGCAACGGCGCCAGCAAGGCCGCGCTCTGCGGCTTCACCAAGGGACATATCAGCACCAGTGCCGAACTTCTCGCCCAAATATTCTAGGATGCCTTCCTGCACAAACTCGGTGGCCGCCTCTGTGCCGGCAGACTCGGCGGCATCCTTCCCGATGCGTTTCGCAGCATTTAAGAATCCAGCCTCTAATGCCTCCTTTCCGACCTGGGCAGGATTGGCAATACGACCGGCACCGACGCGCTCGAGTAGCGCAGAGCCCAATGCGAAAGGGATGGCTTCCACGACATCTATCAGATCAGTATCGGCTTTGCCCTTGTTCTTGGCGCGCGTCTCGCCAATCTCGCCAGCTCGGGTAATGACGTAAGCTGGCAGATTCATCATGACCGCTATCATGTCCGGAGTAGACTTAATGCCCTGCTCTAAGCCATAGGCGATCACTTCACCGGCATCGGACAAGCGCAGATCACCATCGGTGAAGGCCTGCTTTACGCTCTCCCAAGTGTGCTCTGGCACATACCCGGCGTCAGTCTTTGCCCAGCTATCGGCCGCAATGTTCAAAGGCTCCTTGATGTTCTTGTCCTGCTTTAGCTGCGCGTACTTCTCGGGGCCGTAATACTTGGGCATGCCGCCATCAAAGACGAAGCCGCCAAGGGGTAACTTTTCCTCGAGCGCACTGGCAGCGGCCGCGCCAGTGCGAAACAGTCCAGAAAGCAATTGACCGCCACGCTCTACCGCGCCGCGCACAGCATTCAGTGCTTTTGGCTGCTCGGTTTCTGGCATTGAGTTTGGCGCGCTTGGCATCAGCGAGCGAGAAAGATCAGCAGCATTGTCAGTAGGCAAAGCGAAGTCAGATTCCTGCGCCAATCCCTTTTCAATAGCGCGCATGCGAATCTGGTCTTTGCCTATACCATCAGGTACGCCACGGATGGTGACGCCATTGGGTAGCAGTACATCAGGCATTAAAGATCATTCCAGTTGACTACGTTGCCACCAGCGGAGCCGCCTTGCGGTGTCATGCCGGGAATAGCCACACCCATGTTCTGCGCCGCTTTGGCTACAGCTTCTGATCGTGTCATACCGCCTTGACGGTAAAGCGCAGTGGCCTGCGTTGCGATCGATTGGGCCTTGGCGCGCAATGTCGGATCAAGCGCCTGCACATTGCCCATCTGGTCGAATAGCCCGCCGAGCAGTTCTACAGACTGCCGGAACATCAAGGACTCATCGGACGAATTCATGCCCGCCTCGGTAGGTGAGCGAGGATTGTCCGCGATAGTTTGATCGCCGCGTATACGCACTGAGCCTGGGGAAAGTGTGTACTCTTCTGGCTGCTGGCGCTGTAGCGCATTCTCGCTGGCCGTTCTGGCCACTTCACGGCCGCCTTGGAACATGACATCTTCACCGCCAAAGGTTTTGATTTCGGGATTCTCGAGCAGATCATCAATCTCGCGCGCTCGGGCGAGCTGAAACTTCATAAAGTCTTCGTCGAACTGCTCTGGCATTTGCGACCTGGCAGACTCGGGAACCGAGTTTCGATAGAGCTGGTAGGCTTGCTCGGGCTTGTCTGAACTGAGCACCACGGCGGCCATGCGTCCGGCGCGGTCGTTCATCTCTTTAATCTCCTCTTGTTTTTTCTCGTCGGCACTTTTCATGTACTTCATGATCTGGTCTGCCTGCTGCGGGTCTAGCGTGACCAGTTGTTCCATGGCGCCCGGTACGCCCTGCACGGCTTGCCCTCTAACGCCTTGTAGCAAGGCGTTTCTCGAGCGCGCAGCGGCACGATCTTCCTGCCCCTGTGCAAACTCTTGCTTCTGCATTTTAAAGCGATCAGAGGCCATCTTAGAGTTCAAGACGTTGCCCATGTCAATGCCGTATGGTGTAGCCATGTCGTCCCCTTTTAAGCTGTCATCTTGTACAGAAGGTAGTTTTCAATGCCCTGATTGGCAGATTGGGTAATGCCTTGGTATCCAGCGGCAGTAGCATTCCCGCCATTGATGAGCGCGTTAGCAGTAGCTGCGCCTCCGTTCGTGTTCTGATTGGCATTATTATTCGTGGTGTTGCTGATCGAGCTCATGACGTTGTTGCCGGAGGTGCCCACAGCATTGATGCTAGACTCGGTAGCACCGCGCCCGATGTTGGCAATACTCAGAGCAGTATTGAGCACGTTCTGTCGACGTTGATTCTCCAAGTTCACCCGATTGGTGTAATCGGTGTATTGGGCATTCTGCTGCGTTTGATGCTGCTGTACTCCTTCGGCGCGTTGGCGCTCTTTTAGCCCCTCGTTATCCATAAATGTGCCGTAGTCAAAATTTCGATCATCGCTGTACTCGCCAAATTCCATATTGTAGTCGTCGATATACCCACCGTAGGCAAACGAGCGATCCATGTTGTATTGATTGTTGTCTCGATCGGTCTCCTGCAGGTAGCGAGTAAAGGCGTTGGCATATTCCTGTGCGGCAAGCCCTTGCACATAGCGTTCAGTAACTTTCGCTTGCGCAGGAGATGCAAGTCGACCGCGCACAGAGGCCACACGCTCGAGCGCATTGAGCCCTTCCTCTTTGCGGAACTGATAGCCGGGGTCTTCCTCGAAATTAAACTCAGGGCGCGTGTAATCCTCATAGGAAAAATCGCCCCCGGAGTAGCTGAAGTCTTCTGGCGGCGTATAGGTGCCCGCCTGCAAATTACCCGGCGCTTGGTATTGCTCGAACTTGTAAGGCTGGATAGTGCTTTGGGAGTTGGCCGCGCCAAGCAAGCTGTTCACCATATTGGAGCGGTTTGGTTGGGTCACATTGGTGTCGATCCACTGCGCCGCCTCACCAGGTTGCAAGCCCATGGCCTGATCAATCTTCTCGGCACTGTAGCCAAACTGTTGCATAGCCCGATACACGTCCTCTGGCTTCTCGCTGCCACCGGTGAGATTCATAATCTCAGCGCGATCGACATCGGCAGAGTCACCCACATTGGCATTGATCCAAGCATTGGCCTCGCCCGGTTGAAGCCCGAAGGCTTTGTCCAGTTCGGAGACCGAATAGCCCTCGCGCTTGGCAGCCTCAAAGATCGCTTGTGGGTCTTCTGATCCACCCGCTGCTGCAACAATCTCTTCCCTAGTAGGGGCAACATATGCGCGCTGATCAAGGTTAGCGCCTAGTGGCTGCAATGACCCATCTGCGGTGCCCTTGGCAATGTACTCGAGCGCGGCAAGGCCAGCGTCTTGCCATGGCTGGTTCAAGGCTGTTTGCGTTGCCAGTGTGTTGGCGTTGGTGGCTAGAATCTTATCCAACGCAGCGTTCTGTGCCGCGATATTCTCGCGTGAGATTTGGAGCTGAACTTCGCCCGCGTCCTTAGAGGCATCGACCTGCGCATCGGAGGCCTTTTTTGACCCGTAAGCACTGACCAGAGTAGAGCCTACTATTGCTGTAATGACCCATCCCATAATTAAATCTCCTGCTCTGTAGTGTCTTCTGCAACGATTAATTTGGCTTCAATAGCATCAAGATCATCGGTGTTATTCCAAGGGTGAATGTTCACGAAGGTGCTGTCCTCGATTGCGACTATGGCTTTTTTGACGTTGGGCCCGGTATAGAAAACACATGGCGCCACCAATAGGGCTTCTCCTTCATCGCACACCACTTTAATGCGCCCTTTGATCAGCATATTGGTGCAGGAATAGCGGTGAATTTTCCCGGTAAGAATTACACCGGCGGGAATATCAAGGACTCGCGTGTATGTGCCATGCGCAAAATAATGCTGTGGTTCTAGGTGGACTTGTTCTTGCTTTAGCATTAGCCCTTGCAGGGTACTGACTCTCGCGCGGAAATCGCCTGGGAGTGAATCAAATGCTCTGAGTTCGCCTACCATGTCGCTATCGCTACCCTCTTCCAAGTGTCCGTTGCTGTGCACACGTAGATGTAATCAGAATCGTAAGTGATCGTGCCCGCCGTGCCGGTTGCCGCTGCACTGGCCGGAGGGGAGCTGTTCGCAATTAATGGGCCTGTGAGCGTAAGTCCTGCGAATGTTGGAGCGTTGGCGCTGCCAAGCCCTAGTGTTGTTCTGGCAGTCGCTGCATCGGCATCATCTAGGAGCGTGATCGCAAAGGCAGTTAAATCAGTCACCGCGTAAGAGTTAGCCGCGGTGGTATAAATCATCTTATTGGCGGCAGTGGTCAGACTTGCGATTGACTGCAAGGCGACGTTATAGGCTTGAACATTGGTGCCGATGGCAAGGCCAAGGGTTGTGCGCGCGGTACTCTCGTTAATGTCATCAAGAAGTGATCGAGCAAAATTCGTGATAGTGCCGGTTGTCCAGACATCAGCACCTGTCGTGTAAAGGAATCGATCAGCGGAAGTAGTCAGTCCTGCAATCGACTCAAGGCTAGGGTCTTGGGCCTGCACATTCGTGCCGATCTCTAACCCTAGCGCGACCCTTGCCCCGGCCGCTGTATCCGAATTAGTGCCGCCAGAGCCAATGCCAAGCACACCGCCAAAGCTGCCAGTGCGATTCCATAGCCGATACATAAAGTCGAGGAAATCAGGGTTGCCAGCCCCCGTCTTAGTGTTGATCAGGCTGCCTTGCAGTTTCTGAGGATTAAGCCGTGTGCTCATGAGAAGTCCGCATAAAGACCGTCGACCACCATATTGCGAATAGGCTCTGCCACCCTGATATGCACATGACGTTCACGAAACTGTCCAAGGCGGTTCCAGCGCACTCGAGTTAAATACTCCCCTCTGCGGCCAATGCTTTTATACTTCCAGTTTGACCAAGAGTTCTGGCCATCGTCTGAGTAACGCATTTGCGCCTGGGGATCGCTTCCAGCGCCGGACTCTGTGGCGCTTCCACTATTCATTTTCACTTCCAGCGCTTTCATCGTGACATGCTCTCTATCGGCGTGAATCACCGGGGCAATCACGTCGCGGATAATGGAATCACCTGAATCTGTCGGCGCTTGAAGCGTGAGCACGTAGATATTTCCGCTTTGGAAATCCCCGATCATGTTCATCTCGTAGGCGTTCATAAAGCAGTTGCCGTGGTGTCGACCACTCCATGCAATGTGGCTGCGTCTTGCCCACAGGCCGGTTGAAAGGTCTAGCGCCCAAGTGATCTCGAGCGTGGGGAAGGTCACCACGATGAATTTGTGGCCTTCCTCGGTGTAGATGTAAGCGTGGGCGTCGGAGACATCGCCTACTGAGATTGATTCTTCGAAATTATGGTCACTAACACGGCGATGGAAATACCCTTCGGCCATGTAGAAAATGCGGTCATTACCAAGCCAGAAGAGCGTATCGTCTTTGACCAGCGTATGAGCGGCACCGATGCCCTTCTCCACTAGAACACCTTGGCGTTTATCGAAGGGGAAATCAGGGTCGGCGCTGTTGTAATGCACCTCGGTGGAAGTACCGCCAAAGTGCCACAATTCACCTCCTAGTGTTTCAGTGGCGCGGATCTCATCAGGCAATGACTCAGCGTAAGAGGCCTCCGACGCATCGAGCGTGACTGCGTTCAGGCCGCTGATAAAATAGATGTCCGAATCTGGCACGGCGCTGAATACGAAATACCCATCGAGGAATTTCACGCAGTAGCAATCAATCCAGCCGCCACCGGAGAATTGCGCCAAGCCGCCCGAAACAGAGTAGTAATAACCATTACCGCCGACCACGACCAGGTAAGTGCCGTTGGTCGCCATCTTCACACGGCCAGCAAAGGAGACAGTACCGAGCTCGGTTACTGTCCCGGTTGAGGTGACCGAATACAGCTTGGTGGGCGTGACCACGTAAAGAGTGCCGGCCATCATCAATCCATCTAGCACCGGGCCAGTGGGCAACGTGCAAAAAGTGTAAGAGCCGGGAGTGCCCACAAGAATGGTAGGCGACTTAGAGCCGGTCGGCACTGCCTGCACATACCAGTTCTCCAAATAAGAACCGTTGGCAGACCTCGCCTTACCAGAGGCGTTCTGCATTGCTAGCTGAATTGGTCTCATGGGCCTTCATTGATATTGTAAGGGCGTGAGTGTAGGAGCGCGGAGTCGACACGCGAACTTAGAGGCGTCGAGTTAATGCGCTTTATCTTCTTCTTGGCGCTCGATGCCAGCTTGCTCGTCACGGCATTGAATGGGCGCTCGAAGGCTATCGCTAACTCCACCTCAAGATTGAGCCTGATACAGCGGTCATATCCCGGTGGATAGGCCGTGCTTTCAGTCAGCGCCGGCAGCGCTGTCAATGGCTTGTGGCTTACGATCACGATCGAGGTGTCAGCCTCAAGAATGCTCGTGAAGTAGACCTTTGCCAGTGGGTAGGCGGGCTCGAAATACGCATAGGAAGGGCGCGCCACTGTGTTCTTTGGCGAGATTGAGGCCCATTGACTAAGCCCTACCACAATTACCGGACTCTCGGCACCAGAGGCGTCCTTAATGCGGATGTCGACCACCTTTAAGGGCCGCGCACTGTTAAGGTCACCGCCTGTGCCGAAGGTATAAGTGGCCTTCGCACCCACGGTATTGACCGCAAATGTCTCGTGCGTTACCGCGGGAACCAATAGCCGTTCATTAGACCAATCATCAATCATTTGCTGCGCGATCAGTAAGGAGTCGGAAAGCTCATCACCGCTAGGCTCTTCACCAGAGTCAGTAACGCCTATATTGCGCAGCGCCTGCTTGATTAGGTCTTTAGTTGTTGCCATCGATAGCCTCACGGACTTTCTTGATTAGCGTGTCTTCTTTCCAATTGACCATCAGCATCTTGGCGCCATTGGCCTTGCCTAGTTCAACCAGCTCAGGCTTGGTCAGCCTGGTGGGCTCTGCATTGAAGATGGCAAGCAAGTCACGCTCACCAAGACTCTCGTCTTCGCTCTTGGCCGCCTGTGCTTTCTTCTCGGGCGCTTTCTCCACCGGCTTGCCTATCTTTGCCGGGTTATCTACCCAACCATCCTTTGCCAGTGCGTCCATGTCCTCTACGGCCGCATCGAAAATCTTGCCTTTCGGTGCGTCTGCGCTGAATAAATATGTTGGCGTTTTCATGAGTTCTCCAAAAATAAAGGGGGCACAATGCCCCCTTTAAAGTCTTGCGGTTTACCTGCGGTTTAGTCGTCGCCTAGATCAACCCAAGTGATCTCGATTGTGCCGGTGACATCGATAGTGCTTGTGGCATCGATTGTCGCGGCAGTACCGGACCAGTTCAGATTGAAAGAGCCTGCGGTAGCTGTACCGTTATGAGCCACACCATCACCGAAGATATTGGTGCCAGTGCCTGTGCCACCGGAAAGCGTCACGGCAATTTCATCGCCGATATCGTCGCTAGTGGTAGCAAGAGCACCGTCAGCGGCTGCGCCAATGGCCACAGAGCCGACACCGATATCGAACACGGCATCACCGGCTGCGCCAGTAAGCGCCGAACCCTCGGCAAACGCCGTGTAGTTCTGGCGACACCCGAGCGTGGTGTAGGCAAGCTGCGCAAGATCACACAGCTTTAAAGTGCCGTAAGAACCCGAGACACCCGCATCGGTCACAGGAATCTGCGCAGCGGCCAGCGTGAAGCGCGTGGTATGCACGCCGTTCTCACCAGGGAAATGCTCCATGGTGATCGTGCCAGAGGCAGGCGTGTTCACAGTGGGTTTGCGCGCGTGTTTGCCGATCCGCACCCATCGGCCACGAGTCACGCCCGTTGCCGCGATGTACTTATCGTTATCCGCTGTCTCGGTGCTGTCAGCATCCCAGCGGTAATAGCCTTGCAAACCATCATCGGCTGCAAGTTGGCCTTGGAGATAGACAAGTTGCCCGTCGTTCTCTTGGCCGCGAGTGAGTAATTCGGCCAGAGTGCCGATTACCAGTGAAGTTAAATACTTAATCAAGGTAAGCCTCCATGGCGCACCCTCATGGATGCGCGCATCTGAAAAGCATTAATGAAATACCGCTTACGCGACGTTATCGGACCACAGACGATGACCGAGCTCGCCGTAGATGACGTGTGTTCCCCACACAGCATCGATACGAGTGATCTCGCTTTGGTTGTTGATGTCGTAGGCGCCGGTCATGCACAGGCTCAAGCCTGAATCCGGGTCACGGACACGAGATTTCACCGTCGCGGACTGCGGCAGTTCAAGGTCAATCATGGCCAATGCCACTGCATCCCTGTGGTACAGGAAGTTTTGACGATACTCAGTGTTTGCAGTACCAAGCACCACAATTGGTGCATTGTCAGCAGGAGCAGCGGACACGTTCTGATAGCCGCGCAGCGAGATAGTGTTGCCCTCACCGTCCACGGTTGTCAGAGTGCCATCATTGATTGATGGGTAGATGGGGATAGTGGCATTGCCTGAACCATCCGAATCCACATCAGCGGTCACCACGAAATACTGCAGGCGGCCAGTTGAGGTGTAGTTCTGAGGGTTGATCTCATACACACCGCTGATCGTGATCACATCTCCTTCTTTGAGCAGGCCAGTGGTGGAAACATCCCAACCATCGGTGATCAATGAAGAGCCTGTCTGTGACGCCGTGTTCACAACAGGAGATCCACCATGGTCGCCCACAGTGTGTGTTGGCATGTTGGCAGACTCGAAGGTTTCAAAGCCGCCCAATGGGCCTTTATAGCCTTTCTGCAACGCTTCCTTGGCCAGCATTTCGACGTACTTGCCGGACATCTCATTGCTCAATACCGCCATGTCCATCATGTCGAGCATCGCGCGACGATTGCCATCATCTGGCACACCTGCTTTGCCCATGTAGGCATAAGCTAGGCGCATATCCGCGATAGTAGACGCAGTGCCTGGGGTACCAGAGCTGCAGAAGAAACGCTTGCGCATCTCTAGCAGAATAGATCGGTCAACCACGTTGGCAATCTGCACAATACCTGACTTGAGGTATCGCTCGCTGAACTGCTCCAAAGACAAGGTGCGATCACGCATGGTGATCTCCAAGCCGAAGTGCTCTTGACGATCGATTGCGAACGGGATTTTCTGATCAACCATAGGTTGCTTGACCAGAGTACGGCCAGCCGCGGTGCGAGTGCGGAATGGCAGCTTTAGGCTGATTGTGTCGCCCACTTTGCCGAAACGCTTCTCGAGGTCTCGGTAGACAGTGGCGGCAGTAACCAGGTTGTTTTTAAGTAAAACCAATGCTTCCTTGATGATAATGTCATCAGTAAGCAGGGAATTTCCTGAGCCTTGTACGCTCATAATTTATACCTCACCAGAATTTTGATTTGGTGCTCTGCTTCCGCGAATTCTCGAATTCAGCAAAGTCCATATCCTCGAGTTTCTTCTCGGATGCGTCATTGCCGGAGACAGGCTTTACGGGAGCCGGAGCCTGAGTAACCTTCTTGGTCGGCGCTTTATCGTCGGGCTTCTTTTCAGTTGCCTCGGATTTTTTCGCCGCGAGCTTGGCCTCGATCTTTGCAATCTCTTTGGCCTGCCGAAGCGGGGAAAGCTCTGCAATTCTCGCGGTCTCGCTCTTGTGCTTGCCAAGGTAGTAAGCTATCTCGCTGGGATCGTCAGCATCAGCCATGGCGATGATCATCGGTTCGGTAATGCGGGTATCTTTGGCCAGCACTAACTCGTCGAAATCTTCATGCGCCTTTCTGCCATCCTCGAACGAGTCTGAAACTTCGGCCAAGGCCTCCACAAAGTCCGAATTAGCCGCGGGCTTTTTCGCCTCGCTGCTAGGTTTGGGCTTCTTCTCCGTCCACTTCTCAAGGGCTGTTTCAAACTCCTTGTGCGTGTCGAAGTCTTCAGGCTTAGGCTTTGAGCTTTGAGACTTGATCTCGGCTAGCTCACGCTCCGCTTTCGCAGCGCGCTCTTCGGCTGAACTGGCTCGCTCTTCGGCAAGGCCTGCTCTCTTGGTCAAACGTCCTATGCGCTTCTCAAATCGCCTCTGGTGGCGTTTTCCGCTGGCATCATCAGCGTCGGGCGTGTCCTTATCGCCTTCCTTCTTACCTTCGTCCTTGCTCTCACCTTCGGGCTTTTTACCCTCTTGGGCTTTGCCCTCTGGCTTGCCTTTCTCGCCAGCTTTCTCGTCAGTCTTTTCAGACTTACTTTCTGGCTTTTTTTCAGTGGAAGGGGCTGATTCTTCCTTCTTCTCAACGCTGATATCCAGCGTTTCAGCTTCATCGTTTACCACTACAAATGCGTTGCTCATCTCTTCGGTGTTCATACACTGCCTCCACGGCGTGTTCTCAGCACATACGTCTGATAGGGGTTAATAAAATCGGGGGTTTAGCGTTGGGGAACTGCTCGCATCTCTGTGAGCTTTATCTCGGCCATGGCATCGGCGACCATCTTGGCGACTACTTGGAAGTCCGGCTTGCCTAGCATGGCCTGCTCTTTGATCTTGGAATACTCGAGCTCTGCCTGCTTGGTGCGCTCCTTCTCGAGCGCAAGATCAATCTGCCGGCCTTTGTTCTGTTCCTGGCTCTTGGCCACATCGGCCTTGGCCTGATCAGCTTTGGATTGCTGTATAGCCATCTCGGCTTGCTGTTCTGGTGTAGGCTGCGCAGGATTCTTGTCGAGCTCTAACTCCTCGATCTCCTCTGGCTTCAACATCTCGCGCGGCAATGACATCTTCAAACGTCTTGAGGCTTCGCGTGATAGGTGCCAGTCCATGTTCTCGGCTATGAGGTCTAGCAGGATGCGGCCTGTCTCTGGCACGGCCTGCACGAAGCGCAGCATGCTCTCTACTGCCTCCTCGCGCTGTGTGCTGAAAGATGGGCCTGACTTGACCACGACATCAAAGCGCCCTTGCGCCAGGTCATGCAACAGCACGTCCTTTCCGCTTTGCTCATCGCGCACAGTCTGGTTGATCTGCACCCAATCCCCGGCGCGGTCCTCACCTAGCACACGGATCACTCGGTCACCGTCATACACGCGCGGGATAATCTCGACCAATATCTTGCCGATGGCAGCGATGGCCATGTCGCGGTTGTCGATGTAGTGGAAGTTTCCGGTGTCCGACTGAGACTTACGAGAGTCGATGGCGACGCCGCTAGTCTCGTTTGATTTGTTGCCAAGCGTGGTGTCGTACATCCCGAGCGTGGACTTGACTAGATCCGTAGCAGCAAGTGCAAGCTGCATCTCCGCAGCAGGCATCGCGGCAAAGTCTGAGCGCTTGGGCGCGTCTAGTTTTAGGCCATTCTCATCGTATTGGTTATATCGCAGCAGCGAAGGATTGCCTCTATTGGCGTTCTCCCACTCTCTCTCGTAGCTTTCCACGGCTTCGGCCGGTGCGACCCATGGTGCTTTAGGAGACAGCGCTACTTTCTCAGTGGCAGCGGTCCACCAGTAGTTAGACATCATCTGGCCATCTTTGGCGAAGTGGTGCAGGCCTAGATAGATCATCTTGTCGCCTACCGAGAACTCTTCACCTACTACCGGGATCACTGGAATGATCGTACCAGGCCACTCGGTTTCCGTTTCTAGCACAGAGTAAGCCGTGATCTTGCGCCACATCACTTTCCACGTCTTGACCTTGCGAGTGTTGACGATAGTGATACCTGCTTGCGCAAGTTCATCGAGGATGGGCTCGGCGATCTCGCGGCTCGTTACCCGGCCATCACTAAGCAGCAATATCTCAACAGTTGCTGGCACCCGGTAAAAATACTCGGCCACACGGATGTAATCGCCATCGCTCCACCACTTGTATTGACTGCGGTCAGAGTCGGCTAGATCACCGACCTGTGCATCAGGGTACCGAGCCTTAAACTCGGTCTTGTGCATGCGCTCGCCGATGATGAGCCAATTCTTGTCGGTAGTGTCCGGCAAGGTGTAATCAGGGTCACAGATCACAGAGAAGCGGTTTTGCAGCGAGCCGATCTTTACGTCCTGGTCGAACGTGTCCTGGTTCTGGTACTCGGTGAGCACACGAAGCCAGCCGAAGCCGGACTCCACCGCATGTTGCCCAGCGCGGTCATAGTGGCGATCTGCGTTGCTCTGGTTCTCAATGTTGCGAATCAAGCCTTCGTACACTTCGGCCAGTGAGTAGTTCTTCGTGCCGGCCAAATTCGCGATCTTGGACTGCTTGCCAGTGGCGATATCAGCAGAGGAGGGAATCACGCTGATCGCAGGCGTGGCCATGCGCATTGCATTGACCACTTGGCGCTTGAACTGCGGCAACTGGTTCAGCGTCAAGCATGGGCGGCCCTCGTCCTCACGCTCTTTCCTTGCCTTCGAATCCCACTGGCCAACGCCATAGAGGAAGTTTAGGTCATGCTGCGCTACTTCGAAGTTATCTTTCCACCAATCCAAGCCGCGCACCGCGCGCTCACGAGCCACCTTTAGAAACTCAGCGTCGTTCTTAGGCGCGTTCTCGCTTGTCTTTACTGGATCATTGCCTTTAAGCATCACATTGCCTGCCAGCTAGTCTCGCTGGAATTAGAGGTTGATTGGGATTGCTTGCGCTCGCGCTTAGAGCCAGCGGTAGACAGCGACATCATCACGCAGTCGGCCATGTTGGGACTCTCGAGCTCGTAGGGTTTTTTCTTCATGTCCGGCTTGGACACAATCTGAATCTTGCCGCTGCCGTTCTCTTTGCGCGGAATGCCGCACACTTCGGAGCGAAGCAGGCCTATCTCATCGATGTCAGAGCTAAAGCTGATCAACTGCGAAGGATCGATATACTTGCCGTGGACAACAGCCTGCCAGGTCTTAAAGCAGCGATCACGCAGCGCCCAATAGTATTGAGCGCGCTTGTTAAGGAATGTCTCCTTGTTGCTCTTAGGCTTTCGCAGCTCATCGGTAACGGGCTCGTAAACTTTGTCCGGGAAGTCTGGTGACTCCGAACCCTTGAACATGCCGGCCCTGATCTTCTTGCCACTTAGCGCGGTAGAGACTTGCCTGCGGATACCGGCGCCTAATCCGTCACCATCCCAAAGGAACTGATCGGCCTGCACCATGATTGCGTAATCAAGCGCCCAATCTGCCCCTGAGTTGATGTCGCCATCGTCTTTAGTGCGGCAGTCAACGATCACTGAGCCGTGACGATAACAAAGCGCTTTAGGGTCACTGCCTTGGTCGCTTGGATCGTGCGAAACCACTTCAATGCCTTCTGGCTCAAACCCTAGCTTTAGGTGAGCATCGACACAGGCATCGAACCAATCTGGCCGGATAATGGCGTCAGCGACCGCATCAGAGTACGCGCCATGCCATTTGTGATCGTACTCAGCGGCGCTCATATATTTTTCATCGTCTGCGCGCTCGATCTCCAAGCCAGAGCCTATAAACCAAGGGTTTTCGTTGTAGTTGACTTCGACAATGATGCAAAGATCGTCTTCGTAGTAACCGCACCGGGCGAGTTCACGCTCTGCGCGCTTGAGTAGCCATTGCGCGATCGGATCTTTTGATCTGCGCCGGTTCATGGTGATCCAGATTTCAGGTATCCGAATCTCCCGGCCCATTTTTCTGGCTTCGTCTTGCTCTCTGGCTGAAACACGCACTGAGGCGGTGAGCACTTTCAGCGTGTCATTGCTGGTGGCCTCACCCTCTTCAATCCATAAACCATGTGCATTGATGCCTTTAAGGCTCGTGATATTGCGAGATAGGCCTCGGTAGAAGTTGAAGCCACCAGAGGTGTGCTTAATCTCTGTCTTCAGGCAAGTAAAGCCTGGTAGTTGCAATCGCTCGATCTCATCCTGCAGCATCGAGTGAACAGACTCATCGATAGAGTTCTGATACTCACGGCCGCAACACCACCCCTCACCAGAGCCAATTCTGGTAAGGACGTGATCAGCGACGAACGTGGATTTTGTAGATGCCCTGCCGCCGACTAGTAGCTTTATCCGCTTGGGTATCTGTAGCAGCGGAGTTAGGCGATCGATGCAATCAATTACTACTTCGTCTTCCATCGCTCTTCACGCCACGGAATACAATTTTTAGATTTTCGCCTGTAGGTCCAGAGATCCCGACCTGCTCTCTGTAGGCATTGACGCTAATGTGCTTTCCTAGCAGCTCTAAGTTCTTGATCTTGTCTGGCCACTTGATCTTCTTGAGCAGGCCAACCATGACACGCTCATCGCCGCGGCCTTCGAACAATTCAGCAACGTCCATCCCGCTTATGAAGCTGCGCCAAACCTTGGGCCATTCACGCACAGGCTTTAACGATCCATCGTCTTGAAGGATATCGAGCAAATCCATCTGATCGATCTCTAGGTGCCTGCCTAGAACATACTGCGCATCGACGTTGAACTTGTCCTGGGCAATCTTTGCAACGGTCTCTTGGAGCTCTCGAACCCTTTCCTGAACCTTCTCTGTGCTGAACAGCGTTGAGGCCTTGCTCCAAACGGTCTTATCCTTCCACGTTAACGAGTGTGGATACGCGATACGAAATGCCGCGCTTTGGTCACCACCATTGAGAATATATTGCTGACACGCTGTTTCATGGTTCTGGTTCTTGAGTGCAGGCATCGATTTGCCTCCTGCCGATAACCGGCATCGTTTGTGCGGTTGCTGCTTAGGAGTGCGGCTGCGCTGTCTACAGCGGCACACATCAGTTTTTCACGCTCATTGAGCTGCTTGTGCGCTCGGCGTTTGTTTAGTGCGCGCTGTACCTGCTTCTTGGTGAAAGTGTTGGTGCGTCGCATTGGGTTGCCTCGAATTAGATTGGCTCTCTGGCGCCACTGGCGAGCCCACCAGGAATGGCGGTAAGAAACTGTAAAAGAAACCGGGCTTGCAGATTTCACACAGAGGGCGCTACTTCGGGCCGGAATTACCCGCTAACCGTTCTGGATCACGCATCTGCCATACGTTGGGGGAGATAAGCTGATTCTGCTGCCCTGCGCCTTACTAGGCCTTGGAGTATTCTGCCGCCGCCTCTAGTCCAGCGTGAGAGCTCGTCCTGCGCGCCTTCCCAATCCTGTTCCTGTATGCGCTTGCGCAAGGTGCTGCCCCTGTAGCGCGGGACACCAAGGTTGTAGGAGAAGTCAGTAAGGGCGCCGAGAATGCGCGGGAATGCGATTAGGTTTGGCGAGGCCTTGAGTGTGCCGGCCATGTAGTTGCGCTCGAGCTCTTGAAGTAGCCACTCTCGTGCGAGTTGTTCGGTGATCGGCGCGTCGTGCTCTGTGACTCTTGAGCCATCAGGCTTGTAGACCGTGCCGTAGCCTATGGTCCAGTACCCTGCCGGACAAAGATAAGGGGTAGCGCTGAATCCTTCGAACATGCGGCAAAGGGTGGCCGCGATTAAGAGCGCGCTTTGCGTTCCCATACCCTGCCAACGAACCAGAAGGTGAGGAGCATCCACAGCATTGCCATGTCTTCCTCTGTCCAGCTTGAGATTAAAACGTCTTTCCAATCTGCGCCTACCGCCGCCGCCATCAACATAGTGGCAATCTTTACCGCCGAATACAGTGTGACAAACCAGTAGGTGACAATCGGGCGTACTGCGGCTGATATAGCCGCGATGAACCAGCCTGCCGCTCTAGCGGTCTCGCCCTGCTCTCTTAGAGCTACGGACATGGCATCGATCTCTTTGCCGGTTAAGGCGGTCTCTGCTTGGCGTAGGTGTATCTCGCCCTGTAGCTTTGCGAATTCTTTTTCACCATCGAGCATGGCCAGCTCATGGGCGCGCTCGTTCTTACGGTCAAAGTGCTTGAGGATTTCAGGGGCGATTCGTAGGGCGCCGCCTAGAAAGCTGCTGAGAAGTGCTTCGATCACTTGTCGACCTTCCCGTTTAGTTTGTCAGAGATCGCATCGAGCTTGCCAAATAGCTTATCAACAATCCTTTCGAGCTCTTCACGACTCACGTACTTGCCAGCAACAAGAATTTCGATGGCTGATACGCGGTCAATTATCTGTTTGTCAGAGGCTTGGAGGTCTTTCACGGTTTCCCATATTGTTTTGAGTACCCAACCACCAAGGCACCCAGCGATAGCGATTGCCCAGTTGAAAACCACCTGTTCCATTTGAACCTCTCTGATCAAACTCAGGACGAAAAAAAACCCCGCTTTTGGGCGAGGCTTTGTTTTTGGGGTAGAACCCCACAGTCGCAGAAATTGTGGCGCTAATTTGCGCCAGTGTCAACTAGCATTTGCTTCAAATGCGCGCGACATACAAAGCGCGCCGAAAAGTGTCGATATCCCATCTCTGTGGTGCATCGTGATATTGTCTCGGTTGTCTCCCATATTCTCGGCAATCTGCCTGATTGATCTATCTGATTTGTATTTTAGGATGATCACCGTTCTTGGTCTTATTGCCAGTTGATACACCGCGTCATTGATTTTAGTGAACTCTTCCACCGACAAAGGCGGTTCCCCTCGTCCGCTACTCAGGGTGCATGCCCCGTAACCAAGGCCAGCGCCAGATCGAGCCATCATGCCCCATTCACGAATAGCGATGGCGCGCTCTTTTTGCTTGAGGTTTATCTCCTCCATATCGCAAACTCTTAAATTCATCTGGCTAAACCTCCACTATCCGAATTCCATGAACGTGCAACATTAGCTTGCGCTTGATTATGTAGACCTGCGTTTTCATGCCTTTCGCATCCTCGACGATTTCCTTGCCGTTTTTCTCGTACACGAAGTCCGCAATGTACTTAATCTGCCTCTCGAGCAATTTGCCGCCCTGGTCGCGCTGCGCCGGTATCAGGATGTAGGGCACCTGTTCGCGCAAGTTGTGAATGTCGCCAATGCGCAGCAATAGTTTCAACTCTGCCGATCGTCGCGATTCTTTCTTTGAATCATGATTCTTGGTTTTCTCATTGCCGTATTTTGGTTTCTTCTTGGCCATCGGACGCATGGCCATCAGCGCCAATAGCTGATTATTAGAGCTAAGCGCGCTGGATTTCTTCTTTGGAGCGAATCTACGCATAACAGGCCATTAATCGCATTATCGTGATGTTCAGTGCGTCAAGCTCATCCACCTTCCGAATCAACCAGGCGCGTTTCTGTCCGTGCAGTCCTAAAAACGAATCTCGATGGCAGTCAGGGCAAAGCGCTACACTGGTAAACCACTGCCCTTGCTTGATCTCGTGGCACTCGCTAGGACCGCATGCGTCGCACACTGAGCACGGCAATGACTTGACCAGCTCAATGTGGTCGCGCTCTGCTTGTGTTGGAGCCTTCTTGTTCTTTGACTGCATTAGCGGCCTTTCTCCAAATCCATCCTGAATCGATCAGGCCATAGGGGAACACTCACTCCATGTTTCTGCTGCAGGTGCCGCATAATGACCTCGTAGATTTCGGTGTAGTCTTTCCGATCCGCCTCTGTTGTCGATTCTTTGTCTTGCATGATTACCTGTATTGGGCGCCAGAGGTGGTTCTTTGCAGATTCCATCGTCCAAGGAATTTCCACCTCTTCCTTGAGTACGGTTTTCATATCGAGTCCGGCATCATTGAGCGTATCGGCTACCTGTTGAAGCCACAGGTGCAAGGCGCTGTTCTGCGACAAGGTGCGCTTAGTGCCGGCCTTGTTGACGACCTTCACAGAGATGATCTGGCCTAGCTCCATCGCCCTAGCGACTTGCTTTGCTTCATCTCCAAAGGGTGCGTACATCCCACCGCATTTCTTTAAAAGCATCTCAGCCATTAAGCAGCCCTTGCCTTAAAGTCTTTGTGCCACTCGAAAGGCGATGTCGGCATCTCAGTCTTGTTGCCAGCCTCATCGACGAATTCCCAAGTCTCTTTTCGACCAGGCGATACGACCATCTTCGTCCAAGTGTTTGGCTCTACCTCGACTATGCGGTGCAAGGTCGATTGGAAAATTATGTGGTGCTCGCCGGTTTTGCGCGTTTGATGGAAGATAATGCCGTCGCGGGATATCTCTTCTGTGTACTGGCCGACCAAGATCGTTGAGCGAGCCATCCATGGGTGCGTGTGCAAGTGTCGCTCTGAATCATTGCGCAGGAAGCGGTGATACCAGACCTGGGTGCCATCAAAAAGCTCATGTGAAAAATACCGCTCTAGGTACGTCTCTCGATTGATCACAATTGCTTTCATTGGCATATCGGCAGTGAGAGCCATCATTTGTTCGTGGGTAGTGTTCATGCTTCCACCTCGATTGGCTTTAGTGTTTCCGGGTCCATGTTCAGCATGGCGCAGATTTTGGGCATTTCGCGGTCGCGTTCCGCGCAACTGCTCTGCAATCGCTCTGCAGGCGTCTGGTTGAACATATCGCCCATCATGTCGCCTAGAATCTCGTTGACGTGTCTTGGTTGATTACTCATCAATGCCCCCTGACATATCGCTGAATGAATCTTCTTGGCTTGGGGCGACGTATCCACCGGCAATGTCTCTAAAGCGGCTGTATTCAAGCTGTGAGCGCAGGTAGATGGTTTTTATCGGGCCATTGCGCTGCTTGCGAATGATAGCCTCTGCGACGCCTTTCTGGTTCGTGTTCTCGTTGTAGACCTCATCGCGGTAAGTCATGATGATGATGTCGGCGTCTTGCTCAATTGCGCCTGATTCCCGAAGGTCGGACATCACCGGGCGGCGGTTGTTCTTTGGCCGACTCTCGACCGATCGATTCAACTGGCTTAGTGCAATCACAGGGCAACCAAGAACACGCGCGGCCGCTTTCATGTTGCGGGAGATACCCGTCATGCGCTGCGTACTGCCCTCTTCGCTCTTATCGGAGAAAAGCTGCATGTAATCCACGACAACAAGCTCTATTTTCCTGCCGATGGTGTTGGATAATTTGCGGCACTGGCTCAACATCTGCGTACTGCTGATGGTTGTATCATCGAGGATGTACAGCGGCTTATCCTTGATTTTTGAGGCCGCTGCAGTCAGTCCCGGCCAATCATCATCGTGTAATTTTCCCGAGCGTAGGCGCCCATGCGGAACACTCCCAAGGCTCGAGAGATTGCGAAGGCTTAACTGCTCCGAAGGCATCTCGAGGCTAAACACGACTACAACGTGATCTTTAAGTGCGGCGTTCTCTGAAATGTTCATCGCCAAGGTTGTTTTGCCCATCGAAGGCCTGCCGGCCACTACCACAAAGTCGCCAGGGGATAGCCCGCACGTTGCCTCGTCAAGATCCTTGAAGCCTGTCTCGAGCCCGATAATCTCGCCCTTGTGCTGAAACCTGTGGTCGATACCCTCGATGGTCTTGAGCATGATCTGGTTGATATGCGTCAGCTCGTTTGTTTCCCTGATCTGAATATCGGAGGTTAGCGTTTGCGCCTGATCGATCTTGCCTTGCGCCTCCTCAGAGCCAAAGCCAATCTCGGCAATCTCGTACCCGGTGCGAATGAGTCTTCGGCTTACTGCCCGATCTCGGATGATATTGGCGTAGTGCGCAGCATTGCTTGAGCCACGGCCATTGGTGAGGATATCGGTTAGGTAATCAACGCCTCCCGCATCGTTTAGCTGGTCTGCCCTGTCCAGTGCAGCAATCAGCGTCACCGCGTCAATGGGGAACGACTGCAGCGCCATGGCCTGAATTTGGCGCCAGATCAAAATATGCTCGTGCCTGAAAAAATCTTCATCGGTGAGCCAATCGACTTCGTACAAGATTTTATTGCTCGACACCACCGCGGCGATCAAGGATTGCTCGGCATCGACCGAATGCGGGGGCGTCTTGAGGCCCGCTATCGGAGCTGCAGGCGCTTTCAGGCTTTGTATGGCTGCGCTCATACGGCTTTGCTCCTCTGGCTGTTCTCGGCCTGCTTCCCGGTTGTTGTGAGCTCGTAAACCCCGTCAGAGTTCACCCACCAGAGCTTTAGATAGTTTCCGCGAATGTATTTGCGGAACGTCATTCGCCAATCTTTCTGGCGCCGGTTCTCGCTGATCATCCTGTCTCGAAACTCGCGCCATGCCAGTGTCAAAAAATCATCGGGTATTCCAGCGCCGGTTGCGTACTTGAAAATCGGGTCGCCAGGAGGGAGCACTTTTTCATCGTTCGCCTTGCACTGCTCGATGAAGGTTTTGATTTCAATGGCTGGTTTCTTTCGGTTTGGTTTGTCATCCGAAGGATTTTTACCAGAAGTCCCCTTTGGGGATTTAGGGGTATTAGTAATTGGTTCTTGGTTATTGGTTATTGGTTCTTGGTTAGGTGGCGTTTCGTGCTCTTTTATTAACGCATCGATCACGCTCGTCCACGCTCCGTGCGTTTTCGATAACGGAGCGTGCTTTATTTCATCACGCAGTTGATCGCACGCTTTAGCAAGCTCTTCTTTTTTCTGCTTCTTAGATTCTCTGGAAATGGCGATCAGGCGATTTTGTATGCCGCTGATCTTGAACATCTCCAACTCTTCCTTAACCCTTGATTGCACATAGGTTCCGTCTTCTTGGAGCTCGAAAAACCGCGAAAGCACAAAGCGCACAGCTTGTTCTTCTTCTGGCGTACTGGCCCAGGTCCACTCAAACGCCTCACTCTCCGTGGGGAAGCGTTCACGGTCGTAGCACGCATCTAGCAAGAGCGTGTACGCACCGTGCTGTAACATGGACAGTCGGCCAGCTTTCTTCGCGTAATCGCCAAGATTTCGGGTGTAGTAATGCATGATTACCGCTCTTCCTCATCCATATCGATGTTGCGCTTGGCGCAGCGCGCGCAAATTTGAGTGCCTACAACCCTCCTCTGCCACTCGCTGTCGATCTCATCGCCGCAACCGGGAGTAATGCAACAGTCGGCGCTTTCTTGGATTTTTTCGATGTCCATGATTGACTCCTTAGAATTAGTCCCGGCCCTGTGACTGCTCACATTGATGGGCCGGGGTGATGCGTAGCCATTGCAAAGACACGCTAATGACTAGGGGTTTAGCTACACATCCGGCTGCGCTCTCTACACGGCACTTTGGGCCGTGTTGTTGGCTGCAACCTCACCTGACTTGCAGATCAGGCAGAGCGCATGCGGATATGCCCTACCTTCGGGTAGGTCGATGTTTACTAAAAAAATCCCTTAGCCTTGGCTTGGTCTAGCACTCCCTTCATTCCTTTGAAGCAATCAATAAATTCACGCTGCAATCTAGCCTTATCATCCTCTGGCTCGATCGGAGTTGGGGTCGTATAATCATGCTGCGCGCAGTCGTATTCAATTGAGGCGCATCGGCCCTTGGCGCTCTTTGCCATGTCCTTCAACACTTGATGCTGATACACATCAAACTTCTGTGTGTGATTAGGATCTATTGAGTTTCGAAGGTGTCGCTCGGCTGCATCAGGACTGTTTTTGAACTTCTCAGGATAGAGTTTCTGCGCTACTGCAGCCCATCCTCCGGCGTCATAAACTTCACGCTCTAATGCGGCTCTAAGGCTTGTGGCTTCTAGTTCTTGCTGTTCCACTTTGCTATCCCCTAAAACAATTAAGAAAAATTCGTAAGAATTCGTAAAAAGTTTCTGCGCACAATAAAAAACGCCACAAAGGCGCTTTGATTTAAGCTGGTGCTACGGATTGCTCTTTAGCGAGCTGAACAAGCGCGGCACCGACTTCAAAGCTGGGTCGCTTAATCACTCCGGTTCCGATCCTAGAGATTGTTTCCTGCGTGGTTTTGACGCCCTTGGTATCCAGGGCAGAGACAATTTGAGGCTGCTTTAAGCCTATTTCGGTAAGTTCTAAAACCGCTTCTTGAGGTGTCATGACACGATCTCTTGAATTGTTGAGTACGCCGATAATACCCACGCGTATTATCTCAGTCAATACTCAAGAGTATTATTAACTGAAATAAAATTACGGCCATGAAAAGAGACTTTTGCGAAACATTTAACCTGCTATGCAGGCAAGACCCGGAGTTTTACCGGAATGGGGCTGTTAATTCTGCTGCAGTGTCGCGCGCGGTAGGAATTGCTCAAGCCACTATCCACAGGATGCTTGAAGGGCAATCCAGCGAGCCAAGGGCCGGGAATGCGAAGAAACTTTGCACCTATTTCAAGGTTACTAGGGAACAACTGGTAGGAGATGCGCCGATACCTGGGATTGATGGGAATCTGGAAGAGGTGTTTTTAGCGCAGGCAAACCCAAGACTAGCCGCAGCCTTTCGGAGATTAAAGGACTCCCCGCTTGCAGATCAGGAGGCCGTGCTCGCGGTGATTGAAGGCCTTGAGCTGAGAAGAAGTCCTCGATAAGGTCAATCAAAAAAGCCTCTTCTGGCGCACTAAATACTGGAACTTTCTGGCTCATTATTCCGGCCTCAATTCGCAACGGGTTTTGAAATTATCCCCAAAGCAGCGGAGTGTCAACTGCAAAGCGGCAAAGAAACCGCATTATTTAATATTAGTGAACCGCTTCAATAATAGGCTCGAACAACTTAAGAATTACTCCTATATACTCCACCAATCACATGCTCTAGAGAGCCCTTCCAGCCCATTGCCTCTGGCATAGCCACCAACAACGCATTGACATAAGTCAATATTTTGACCTTTGCTAAAAATAATACGTTTGGGTATTGACAGCAATAATACGCTTTCGTATTCTTCCCTCATCGACCACCAAATCGACCGGGGAAAACCATGAACGCCACAATCAAGACCGCAATAGGCGATCTGCTCTTCTGGTGCAAGGCTAAGACTCAGATGGAGCATGTCGGCAATGTTAATGAAGTCTTCACCGTTGAATACGCCCAGGAGCACTTAGAGAAGGCCAGCAGCAAGCTAGAGCTGGCAATAGACACCTACGGCGGCACAGCGCCTCACACAGCGCCTAACCGCGAAGTGCTCTCTGCTACTTGGGATCTGTACCAAAACGGGCAAATCACCTTCGACGAGCAATTGAGAGCCCACTACTCCGATATCGCCCTGCTTACTCTCGGTGAGCTGATTACTTCCGCTGATCTTATCCGCGCTCCCTTTGAGCGGTCCCATGCATTCAAAGCGATCTTCATGGAGCACCAGCGATCACTCGCGGCCCAGCGCCAGCTATCGGCGGTTCACTAATGGAAATTCTACGACACGGCAGACGCCGCCCGGGGGATTTATGCGAAGCAAACCTTACAGCGACGATCCGGACATCTACGACTTCCAGCTTGACGCAAAGCGCGCAAGAGAGCTCAAGCGCAAGTGCTGGAACACTCCCGACTGCGGATGCCCCTATTGCTGTCCCGAAGATTTTGAAGAGTCGGATGAATAGCGATTTCTGCGGGATTTTCGGAACTGATATGGAGGTGATGCCGTGAGCTTAAAAATAAAACTAGCGAAAGGCTTGGATTTGAATTGCGTCGCCCTTGTCGGCGGGCTGCCATCGGATTTGAAGGGCAGAAAAACAATGCCATCAAAGCGTCTGGATGATCCTGATTTTGAGTATCGATCGTCTTGCAATACCAACATTAGGGAAACGTGGGATCGGGCGCGACAAAGAAGCGCTTAAATTAACTTGTAAAAACGGGGATAAACATGAAATTTACAGTCGAGTTAGAAGATTTTTACATCGAAGAAGGCGAACTTAACGAGACTCTTGTTAGGGCAATCAAGCATGAAATTGTTCAGTCAATCCGCAAGAAAACAAAAGAGGATACTGAAAAGAAAATAGCCGATCAGGTCCAGAGTATTGTGCAGGCCGCCATACAGTCGCAAATAGATGAATCAATATCTCTGTTTGTTGAAACGGGCGTGATCACTGTTCAGGGTAAAGAAATTCAGATAGCCGACCACCTCAAAAACGTCTTTCAGAATAATCACGGATGGAGCAGTCCGACTTCAAAAATGGAGTCGATAGCAAAAAGATTTGGCGATGATCTGAAAGCGCAATACAACAACATTTTTGCCAGCAAGATTGTGCAAACAATGCACCAGCAAGGATTTTTAAAGGATGACATGGCAAAGATTCTGCTCGGGGAAGCTTCCAAATAACGCTTCGCGCGGCAGCGTTTAAATTAACTTATATGTAAACGGGGAACGGGGAAATGAATAACGAAGTCGCTATTTTTCAGCAGGAGATTGAGGCGCAAAAGAGCCAGCTTCAATCAATCTTGCCGGAGCACTTGCCGGTAGAGCGATTCATTCGCGCCTCTATCGTGGCGGTGCAGACTAATCCTGGTGTGCTAAACGCAGATCGTCAGAGCCTATTCAACGCGCTGACGCGATGCGCGGGTGATGGCCTTGTGCCTGATAACCGGGAAGCTGCGCTGGTGGAGTTCAACACTAATATTGGGAACAAACAAGCCCCAAACTGGATTAAAAAAATTCAGTACATGCCTATGGTGGACGGAGTTCTAAAGCGAGCGCGTCAATCTGGCGAAGTGGCGGTAATCACTGCGCGCGCAGTTCATGAGAATGATGAGTTTAATTATTGGGTGGACGAGAACGGGGAGCACCTAAAGCACAGGCCGAGCTTTGAGTCCGATCGCGGCGCGATAAAGCTTGTCTACGCAATGGCAAAGATGAAGTCCGGCGATGTGATTGTAGAGCCAATGACGCTTGCCGATGTGAACAAGGTGAAAGCTGCCAGCAAGACCTCCGGTAGTGGGCCATGGGTGGATTGGTTTGAGCGCATGGCGCTCAAGTCTGCCCTTCATCGCCTAGCTCGCAGACTGCCCAACAGCAGCGAGATTATGGAGATGCTTTCTAATGATAATTGGATGTACGACTTCAACAATGAGCGCAAGCAGCAAGCATTGCCCTCTAGCCGAAATGCGGAGCCAGAAAGCAACACCGTCTCTAAGGCTCAGATTGACGAGATAAACAAGGCGTTGAAATTTGCCGGAGTAAGTGAGCTGGATTTCTGCAAAAAACTTCGCATTGGCTCGATGGAAGAATTGGAGAAAGCAAGATTCCAAGCTTCTCTGGATTTCCTTAATCGCTACATTGACTCTCAGCAAGCCATAGAGCATCAGGGGGTCGAGCAATGAAAATCAGCACTGCAGAACAAGGCACGGAGCAGTGGTTCTTTGATCGCGCCGGCGTGATTACCGCCAGCATGTTCGCCGGCGTTCGTCGCCGCCTTAAATCTGGCGTTGATAAAGGCGAGTACACGATCGAGGCCAGAAACTACGCCTTTAAGCTCGCCATCGAGCGCATCGGCAAAGTAAACCTTGATGAGCGCCCCTTTAGCGGCTGGCAAGCGCAGCGCGGGCGGGATCTCGAGGAGGCTTGCCGCATCCGTCATGAGGCGGACATCAACACACTTGTGGACCTAGCAGGCTTTATCACGACCGATTGCGGCCGCTTTGGTTGCTCGGCCGACTCACTTGTTGATGATGATGGTGGAGGCGAATACAAGTGCTTTCTGGCCGCCGACAAACTTCGCTCAATCATCATCGAAGATGATTGGAGTGATGTGATGGATCAAGCCCAGGGAGGCATCATGATCGCAGAGCGTGAATGGTGGGATATCTGCCTGTACTGCCCTGCCCTTGCAAAAATCGGCAAAGACTTCATTCGAAAGCGCACCTATCGCGATGACAAGTACATCGAGTCACTTCGCACCGATCTGCTTTTGTTTGATGAGTATGTCGAGGAGTGTAGAGAGAAGATTGTCGCAACAGCAGAAAAACCTCCTTTACCAGTAGTTGAGGAGATCAACCAGGAAGAAATTGAAATTGTATTTTAACGAGGGGTGAAACCGTGAAACAGGAACTAATCGCAATAGAGAACAAGCCAGGCATTATCAGCGTGAATTTTGAGGTCTTGAAGAAGCATCTAGCCAAAGAGCTCGAGAAGTACGATGTAGTCGTTACCTCCGACACGCTCAAGGGCGCTAAGGAGCTTGCGACAGAGCTTAACGCTACCAAGAAGGTGATTGATACCAGGCGCAAAGATGAGGTCGCAAAAGCCTCTGAGCCTATCAAGGCGTTCGACGAGAGCATGAAAGAGCTTTCTACCATGTGCGCCAATGGTCGCCAAAAACTCCTTGATCAGATCAAAGTGTTTGAGGATGAAACGCGCGCCACTGTTAGCGCGCTTTTAACCAAGTTACGCACAGAGTTGCGGGAAAAATTGGGTGTAGAGGAAGAATTCTACAAAGCTGAATTTGATGATCTGATTTTGCTGTCCAGCATTACCGGCACTGGCAATCTTACCGGTGCGGCCAAAGAGAAACTAAAGTCTCGAGTAAGCGAAGAGAAGTCACTTCAAGACCGCACACTGATGCGCCTGCTACAGCTTGAGAATCAAAGCTACAAAGCAGGGCTTTCATCTCCTTTGACTCGAGATCATGTTCGCACATTCTTGTTCGATAGCGACGAGGTTTATCAAGGCGAGTTAGACCGCATTATCGCCTCGGAGATCCAGCGCCAGGAAGAAACCGAGCAGGCCTTGCGCAAGAAGATCGACAAGGAAAACGAGCAGAAGCAGCCAGTAGTCGCGCCAGAGCCAGCGCCAGCAGAGGAGCCCGTGCAACAGGCGACACCAGCACAGGCAGAAAGCAGGCCTGTAGCAACTGGTATGCCGACCGCTACTTTCTCGATCACTTGCACATTCGAGCTAGAGGTAGATGCGCGCGCTAGCGACTCGCTCGTAGAGCAGCGCCTACGCGACAAGCTGGCTGCCGCAGGGTTCACCACCCTTTCGTCTGTTCAGGTAAAGCGTCAGAGCAAAGCAGCTTAACCAATAGTCGCCTTCTGGCGTGGAGAAAATAGCATGACACCAATTCAATTCTACGACACCGAGACATCCGGGCTCCCTCTTTTGTCAGAGCCTAGCGAGTCGGAAGAACAGCCGCACATTGTTCAGCTTGGTTCGATCTTAATTCATCCAGAAACCAAGGAGTTGATAACGTTTATGGATGTGATCATTAAGCCAGATGGCTGGATTATTCCAAAGGAAACGGCGGCCATTCACGGCATCACGACCGAGCGCGCAATGGACGAAGGCGTTCCCGAGAAAGAGGCCTTCGAGCAATTCATTGAGATGTGGAAGCAATGTGATTACCGAGTCGGCTACAACGAAAGCTTCGACGCTCGAATGCTGCGCATCGCCTCTTTCCGTTTTGGGGATGAAGCGCTAGCAGATCGCTGGAAAGAGGCAGAAGCAAGGTGCGCTATGAAACTGGCGAAACCCATCTGCAAGATTCCAGCATCGGCAAAGGCGCGTCGTTTCGGGCAGTACAAGAACCCTACTTTGTCAGAGGCTTATGAATTCTTTACCGGTAAGCCTCTTGAAAACGCTCACTCCGCCATGGCCGATACCAAAGCCTGTATGGAAGTGTATTTCGCTGCGCTGGATGCGGAGAAAGTGGCGGCCTAACCCCGGTGGCTTAACGGTGCGACTTGTCGGCCAGTTGCATTCGATAGCCAGCTCCCGACCGACATCCATTTTTAGAGATTGGTGCACAATGAAAAAGACATTAGCCAATTGCTGGCACGAGCACGAAGCCTTCATCTTGGAGAGTAAGGGGAATCTTACTGCTATCGAAATAGCGACCGAGATCGGGGTTACTGAGCGAAACCTGCGCTGGCACTGCGCCAAGCGCCACATAAGCCTTCGTAGTGATAGAGCCCGAGAGGGACAGCATCGACGCGCAAAAATGAAAAGAGAGGCCGCACGATTGGAAAAAGGCATTGTTGACCAGGATACGAAAACAAGCCTAAACATCGACATCGAAAGTCTCTGGAAGATTCCGAAGCGCTGCTTCCATCAGGCTCACATGGGGAATTTCACATGAAGAAGTTCCTCACAGGCAACTTTTCCAAGCGCTTCGGCTATAGCGGATGGGCACTGAAAGTAATCGGGGCCAAGATGCCGCTGCACTGGACCACCAGCACAACAAGGGCAGAGGCGCGCCAGGTTAAAAAAGAACTCGAACTTGATCTCCCTGATCTATTTAGAAAGCTCGAAGTGGTCAAGGTCAAGATCACAGTCACAGAGGTGTCGAAGTGAACGCAATTGATCTATTTGCAGGGCTCGGGGGATGGTCCACTGGCGCAACAATGGCCGGGGTGAATGTTCTATGGGCCGCTAACCATTGGCAAGAAGCAGTCGATTGGCATGCAGCGAACCACCCAGGCACCGCTCATGTCTGCCAAGACCTTCACCAAGCGCGATGGGAAGAAGTGCCAGCACACGACATCATGTTGGCCTCGCCTTGCTGTCAGGGTCATTCAAAAGCCCGTGGTAAGGCATCAGGCAACCCACAGCACGACGCTTCGCGATCAACAGCGTGGGCAGTGGTCTCAGCTACAGAGTTCCATAGGCCGCCTGTCGTGGTCGTTGAGAACGTCATCGAGTTCTTAGGCTGGGCTTTGTACCAAGCCTGGTCAGCGGCAATGAATGCGCTTGGTTACCAGCTATCGCCCCACGTTGTCGACTGCGCGGATCTCGGAGTACCACAGAACAGAATTCGAGTGTTCATTGTGTGCACTCTTAGCAGCGCGCCATTAATGCTAGACCTTCCACAACTGCAGCATCAGTCAGCAGCCAGCTTCATCGACACAAGTGCTGGCAAGTGGAGTGCAGTCGATAGGCCGGGAAGAGCAAAGGCAACGCTCGAGCGAGTGCGATCTGGCCGCGAAGTCCATGGCGATACCTTCCTGATTAGCTACTACGGGAACACCAAGATCGGTCGCTCTTTGCTTCGACCTATTGGAACCATTACCACGAAGGATCGCTGGGCAATCATCAAGGGAGATCAGATGCGCATGCTGTCAGCTAATGAGTGTCTGTCAGCAATGTCGTTTCCAGTGGCCACCAAGCGACCAGCAAGCCACAGGCTCACAGTTCACATGGCCGGTAATGCTGTGCCACCAGTGGCAGCAATGGAAGTCATTCAAGCAATTCAGAGGGCTGCGTGATGATCCCATTCAATCCAGAAGAGTATTGGAAAGACAAGCTTCATAAAGTATGGGTGGTGTTTGTCACCGCGACGTTCCGCGAGCAAGGAAAGAAGAGAACAAAGTCTCACGTAATGTACATCAGAGCAAAAACTCACGTAGGTGCGAGGCGATGCGCGCGAGAGCACTGCTTTCTAAAAGGAAGGCTTAGCACGACGGCAAGGCTGGCCACTCCAACAGACCTATGGTGCACACCATGTCCATCGAACCAGTCGAAGTAGTTCGCGATCCCAGGGTACTCGGATGGTGGGAGCACCCCGCTCTAGCGAAGTCGGTTCGTGACACTCGCAAGGCACCGCATGAACCAGAGAACGCGACATTCTTGAAAATGAACCACGGCATCGAAGTAATAGCGCTGCCAATAGATTGCGATCCAGACAACAAGAACTTCCTCGAGGTGACGTTGCCAGAGGCGCCAGGCAAAGAGTGGTTCTGCATCCTGATATGGGCATCAGATCGACTAGGCCCGACAGTGTGGTTCGCCAAGCAATCGAAAGTTGAAACAGATTTGTTTTCAGAAATTTAGATATCGCCGGTATTTTCATTTACCGGAAATAGGACAACCGCTCAAGGACGAGCATCAATAATTTATGAGGGGTGATGGGGATGGAAAATGGAGCGCTAATTGGAATTGACCCGAAGACGCGCGTTTGCGTTTCTGTCGGGCCGAATACGCTAGAGATTTCGGAGGACATGAGAGCGGACGGGCTAATTTGCGTGCCTTGCTCAAAAGATACAGCTAAAGGGCTTTGGGGAACCGTGATTGCGGACATTTACTGGCTAGGACTTGCCAGCGCGGAGGTGGAGTGATGGTTAAGAGATACATGCCGGATGATCTTGGCCCTGAAAACAAAATGCTCACAGCAACGATAGTCGGAATCATGATTCAAATGCTAATCGACCAAGGGCTTACGGATACCGCGATTGCGAATATGTTTAGCCGTAGAAAGGTGCGCGAAATAATTAAAGTTGTGAAAGCAAAAGGAGCCTCCCAATGAGCGATAAGGCGATAGAACTATTACCGTGTCCGTTTTGTGGCGGTGCTGCGAAAATGTGCGAAGGCATGGGAGATCACTGGGTTAGGTGTCTTGGCTGTAGAGCGTCAGCAACCATGACAATCAGCAAAGCTCAGGCAGCTACTGAATGGAACACCCGGCAAGCCGCCAAGGAGCAGTATGCGCCTAAGTGGGTTAGTGTTGAGGATGGATTGCCTACAGAAGCCGAAGAGTTCTTGGTATTGCCTGTTCCTAATCGCGATATGAATATACTCACAGCCGAGTTCCAACCTTGGGATAAAAAGTGGAAGCAGGATTTTTATAATGGATACGATTATGAAGAGTTTGAGCCAGCCGTAACCCACTGGATGCCAATACCGCAATTAGGGGATAAGCAATGAGCAATATAACAATGGAATTCGCAAGGCGAGATGATTGTTTGGACAGGATGGTTCCATCTGATTTGCGCCTGCTAATTGGTGAGCGTGACAGGCTGCGCGAGGAGTTAGCCGCCCTGTCTCAGCAGGAGGCTGTGACTCTAGACAATGCACCTATCGGCACTAAAGCCCCATCACATACAGGTGGCTATTGGATAAGAGTTGAGCGCGGCTGGAAATGGAATACTGGAGCCACCTTTGGGCGTCCCGGTGGCGACTGGACAGGAGAGTTAATTCCTCCTTCCCACCCACAACCGCAGAAGGTTGAATCAAAGGTGCCGCAAAGCGTTGAGGAGTTTAAGGCGCTGATAGGCGAGTATTTCGAACTAGGCGTGGCAGAAGGTGCAGAAGGTCGCAACCACGACACCAAAGATCACGCGGCGCAACGGAAGCTAGACGAAATTAACTCGGCATTGGCTGGCAAGGAGCTTGTGCCCGATTGGCTTAAAGAATTTATGCGAGACAAAGAAGCAATAGAGTGCATCCTCGAGTGGGCGCAGAACGAGGAGCAGATAGTAAATGTAGGCAATGTTTCTGGGGAGCGTGATGAATTGTTGGAATCGTCAGCAGGGTGGGTGACGCGCCTATTGAAAGCCATGCTATCAGCCCCACAGGAGGGTGTATGAGCAATCAGACTTGCCATTACTGTAAAAAGCCGTGTATTCGATTTGAGCAAACGCTTTCAAGATGGTTCGCCAAGAATGGCGCTGATCTGGTAGCGCACTACGACTGTGATCTTGCTGTACAAGGAGTTAAAGGTTGCCCGCAATGCAAAAGCGAAACAGGGGTAAAGATACCGCGAGACGATAGCCCGTACTGCGAAGATTGCGGATGGCCAGATGAAGATTTTGGAGAGTAGCCACACAATGACTAACGAACTGAAGCCTGTGGCGTGGCGCAAGACAACCTCACAATCAATAGCAGCCAGGGGGGAGTGATGATGGACAGGAGCTACGAAGAACTTTACGGGCGCGATGATGACGCGGAATCAGAAGATTTATGGAACACCCGCGCCATCCCACCCACCCACAGGGTAGTGAGTGCAGATGATTTGAACACCGCAGCGGGAGCTTGCGAGGATATCGGATGGGACGAGATCGCAGACAAGCTACGCGCCATCATCGACAACAAGGGGGAGTGAATGAACAGGAAAAAGTATCTCTTTTGGTTGAAAGCCAAGAGGTTTGTCGAAAATAAAATGAGAGCAGCTTGGTTTGAACATGGAAACTGTGATTCGTGCTGCACCAATTGTAAGTATTGGGAGAGCCACGGCAACGTGATTACAACCGAGGCGACAGTACCAGAGGACGGGAGCGAGACTAGACGCTGCAAGAATTGCGGCCACTCATGGAAGGCAATTTTTACACCGGCAGGATTCATCCCGATTGAAGAATTTGTGCCACCGTTAGCCAAGGAGCCACAATGAAAAGCACATACTTTGGATTGATCGGAAAATAAAATGCTCACCGAAGATCGTCAACTGACGCAATTAGAGATTCAGAGCATGACAGGCATAGAGCCTGGGCATCCCAATGCGCAAGCGAACCAGCTCAAGCGCCAGGGCATAAAGTGCTACATCAACGCTAAGCGCGAAGTGGTAGTTTGGCAGTCATGGATTCAGATGGCCGGCATGAAAGAGCTGGTGATTCACTTCCCTGCTCCTGATTCCAAAGCTCAAAATGATGAGTTAGTCTTAGATTTCGACAAATTGGATGGCTTAGACAGTGGTCGGCACAAGAAAAAGAAAACAGGATAATTGGCTGCCTAGCCGTGTATACCCCGGCAAATCATCCTATGAATGGCACCCTAAAGGCGGTGGCAGCGTGAATCTGTGCCCCTTAGCCTCGCCACGCTCCGATGTCTGGAAAGCCTATGAAAAGGCCAAGCAGGAGCGCGATGGCAAGCCAAGGCATACTGTGGGCGATCTGGCTGCAGACTATTTCAAATCACGCCGATACCTGCACTTGAGACCAAGAACCCAAGACGATTACCGTGATTGCTGGAACGTCCTCAAGCGCGTATTTGAAGGGGTTGACGCCCACAAGGTGCTGCAAAAGCACGTCCGCGCCTACATGGACAAGAGGGGCGAGACAGCGCCGGTAAGGGCAAACCGAGAGCGCGTTGTGCTGAAAAACATCTACGCACACGCCTTTGAATACAGCATAGTGAAGCTAAATCCCTGCGATGGAGTGCGCAATTTCACAGAAACCGGGCGCGACTACTACATCGAGGACAAGGAATACGCTCAGTTTTACGGCGAGTCTAGTGAGATAATCCGGCTATTCATGGAGCTTTCCTACCTCAACGGCAGCCGCGGCCAAGATGTGCGCCTGATCAGAATGCCGGATCTGAGCGACATTGGGATCTACATCCAGCAGCAGAAAACTGGCAAGAAGCAGATCAAGGAATGGTCGGAGCGATTGAATCAGGTTGTCGATCGAGCAAAGACCAGGCGCGCCGCGATACTGGCCAAGATCAAGGTGGAGAGCCCATACTTGCTGCCAACGCGCACCGGGAACCCGTATTCAGCCGAAGGGCTAAAAACGATATGGGCTAAAAACAGGAAGATTGTCGAGGGGAAACTTGGCCGCAGAATCGAGTTTACTTACCACGATATTAAAGCCAAAGGCATATCAGATTATGAAGGCGATAAGCAGACTTTTTCAGGCCATGCCAACCGAAGACAGATGGAGAAGTACAACCGAAAAGCAGAGGTCGTTTCTAGTCTTCAAGTGCCGATAATGGCACCTCATGTTAGGAAATGATGTTAGGAAAGCGTTAGGAAAGAGTAAGCACTAACCGTGCAGGCCTTTAAATATGGGGTGACCGATGGGGCTCGAACCCACGACAACCGGAGTCACAGTCCGG